ATTATTAGATAAAGACTATGTATTGGCTTCAGAAGAACTTTTAGACAGCAAAATGGGTAAGTCAGATGTCAGAGGTTTAGTAAATAGAATAACTGAACTATCAGCTAGAATGAGAGATGTGTAATGTTAAGTAATTTATTAGGTGGAGATCTTGTAAAAAATGTTGGTGGTATCATTGACTCTTTACACACTTCACAAGAAGAAAAAGACAATGCAAAAATAAAATTAAAACAATTAGAAAACGATCTTCAAACAAAACAAATGGAGATCAATAAAGTAGAAGCAGGACACAAATCTGTTTTTGTTTCTGGTTGGCGACCTGCTACAGGGTGGTTGATAGTAGGGATTTTATTTTATTCTTATATACTTCAACCTTTTATTCTAATGACTTTAAAAATAATTGGAAAAGATATAGAAATTCCAAACTTGAATACTTCGGAAGTCATGCCTATAATTCTCGGAATGCTAGGACTCGGCTTTAGCAGATCTTATGAACGAAAAAATAAAGTAGCACGAGAAAAATAGAGAGGGGTAAGGTATGTTAGATATGATGAAAGATTGGTTTGAGGATTTTATGAAACTTAAATCATGGGTTAAAGTATTAGCAGTAGTAGTTGTTGTTGTAATGCTACACCATTGGGTACTACACTAATGCCGAAACATAGTGGAAAAAAAACAAAAGGTCTGACAAAAAAGCAGATGAAACTTCCAAAGGCATTGAGAGATGCTATACTGAAGAAAAAGAAAAAGTAGAAGGGAGTTTACTATGCCATATCACACAGGTGGTCATTCCAGAGGAATGAAGAAGAAAAAGACCAAGAAGAACAAAATGAGGAAAAAGAAAAAAAAATAAAATAGGGGTGGGTATCTACCCACCCTGTCATCATCATGGGAATAACTACATCAACATTAATCCAAGAGCTGATACCTAGATCTTCAGGGAAGCGAAGAAGAAAAAAGCAACCCAAATCATTCAAAGCAAAACAAAAGGTCTTGCGTGTCAAAAATACTTCATATTAAATTTTACGATCATATGTCATTGACTAATGAATGGCATGAACCAGAACTGCTACTCAATACCAAACCTGTCATCTGTGAGGCATTTGGAAAATTAATAAAAGCTGATGATACAGCATACTACATAGCGAGTATGGTTGGTGGAGATGAAATAGGCTCTTGCCATGTTATTATCAAATCTGCTGTAATTTCAGTCACAGAATACCCAAAAAAAGGCAAATAGAGAGCCATACAGAGCAATCTAGCTGTTCTGATAGACATTCATACTAGGTAAATAAAAACACCCCTCTTTTTGCGAAAAGAAGATTTATAGTAAGTGAGGGGTGAATGTTAAACAGGTACAAAATAAACTATGAAAAACCAAACCAAATCGGCTATTTTACCCTGTACCATCAGGAGGATATACTCTTAAAAAAAGAAGTGTTCCATCTTCATTTCTACTGATTTTTATGTCCAAATCAATCTCAAAATTAGACAAAAAAAAATATATTTTTTTTTATAAACACTATTGCAAAAATCTATAAATAATTTATAAAATAAATCATGTTAAACACAAAGGAGAATATTAAAAATGTATAACAGAGATAAATTAACAAAAAAAGAATGGTTAGCAAAAGCAAAAGAATATGATGCTTCTGCAAAGCAAAGAGAAGAAGATGCTGAAGAAAGTTTTAGAAGATGTGATACTGATGGTTTTCTATCTCAAATGGTTAGTGGTCATACATCTAGTTTACATAAAGCATTAGCAGGTATCTGTAGAAATTTTGGTAAAGATACTTTTGATGGTCTTTACAAAGATGGTGTCAGAGTAAAAGCAAAATTAATTTCTTTTAGATGCCAATATTCTTTTTCTATGAAGTCAGTTTGGTTATTACATGAAGATGAAAGATCAAAATATGGTGATCGTAAATATTTACCTTACAATCATGGAAATGGTCGTAGTCGTATTTTAAAACAATTTGGTTTAGAAGAACTGACTGAAATAGATGATGCTTGGGCAAAGTATTCTAATAACATGACTTGTTCTTTTCCAACATATTTTAGAGTTGGAGAAGAATGGGGTGGTAGTGCAAAATTAATGAAGGAGGATCAATAATGAATAAGTGGTCTTACCATCATGGCTATATCAATGACAAAGATATAGTTGATAGTTCTTTTATTTTTGTAAAACACAATGAAAGAAGTTTTGAAGCTGTTGATCTATTGACAGCTTCAAATAGATCAGTCTGGAAAAAAGATCAAAAAAAACTTTTTCATAGATTGTCAAACCCAATATCTCTTACTGATGAATTAATAAAAAAACTTCTTGGTCTTACTAAAAGAGATCAAGACTTCATGGATAAGAGGTTTCAACAAAACAAACTTACCAAAGAGGTTAAGTTATTCTTACAGGAGAAACTAAATGTTAAATGATATACTTACACTAATTGTTCATATCGGAATGATTGGTTTTACACTTTATTTTGTTAAGGAGTTGTTCAATGACTAGATGTATGAAAATACTTTTCAAAACTAAAGTTGCAGAAATTATTGTGACTGCAAAAACAAATCGTAAAACTTGTGTATGTTGTAATGGCTCTGGTCAAATGCAAACAGATGAAGGCAAAGATGAATGTGATTATTGTGGTGGATCTGGTGATTTTATGACAATGATTGAAAATAATAATTACATAAATACAAAATACTTTTCTGAAGATGATATTCAAAAAATAGAATTGATTAGGCAAGTACACGAATTTACATTTTATAGAGATGTATATACTTACAATAGTCTTTCAGAAGAACAGGCTAGTAAATGGTCTTATCCAGAAGAAGAAGATTTAATAGTTAGGAGAATACAATGAATAGACAAAAACTTGCAGAGATTAAGTATGACTTACAAGGTCAGCTTAAAATGAAACTTCATAAATATGAAGTTCATGCAAAAGAAGTTGGTGGAATACCAGATGAGTTTTTATCTGGTTATTCACTTGCAATAAAAGATTTGGGAATACTTGTACCAGATTGGAAACATGAAAACCTTAGTAATGAAAACAATCCAAAAGTATTTCCAGACGAGGAAGGAGAAACAAATGACAATACTTAAATATAAAAGAAATACCTCAATTACTATAACAGGTAATGATAAATCAGAAAAGTACACAACAATTCGTGTCAAGACATCTGATTTAAATAGAATAAAAAAAGCATTTGGTGAAAAGAACATGACATCAACTTGGCATGATATTTTTACACAAATGACTAATACTTGTTTTCTGGATAAACGATAATGCCAGATCAGCTAAAGCCATTTATGAGTTTAGTTGCGAAGCTATACTTAAATTATGGGTATGAATACTACCCATTATGTAGATACGAACAGGAGAGAATAAATGTTAAAGAAGTTGTTAGTCATGTTAATGATTACCTCATGCTCTTACAAGCCAATAGTAGATAATCGTGGATTAAATGGCAAAGAAGTTAGCTATAGATACAATGATGATCTATCAACTTGTAAAGAGATAGCAAAAGAAAACACACCTGTTTATGAGCCACTTAAATATGCTTATAATTGGTATGTAAGACCACAGCTTTTATGGTTGCCAGACAAAGCACCTTATTCATACAAAGCTATGGTGAACAAGTGTCTTACTAACAGAGGACACAGTATAATAACAGGAGAATAAACTATGGAAAAAAGAAACGACTATCTAATCAAAGCATTAGAGAAAGCAAGGAAGGAATTTAAAGAACTTAAAAAGTCTGGAAAAAATAATTTCTTCAAAACAGCAGGTGGAAAACCACATGAATACAGTACCTTAAATGATGTATTTACAGCTTGTAGAGATGCACTTATGAAAAACGATCTCAACATTATGTATAATTTATCATATAACGAAGGTATGAATTTTTTGACTACAACATTACATCATGTATCTAGTGGTCAGAAAGAAACATCAACATCAATTTTAGGTAATGCTCAAATGACAAGTCAAGCACTTGGATCAGCAATAACTTATATGAGAAGATATCATATTCAGGCTATGTTGAATTTAGAAGGTGATTTTGAAGATGATGGTAATGAAGCATCTAAGAAACCTGCACCACAAAAACAAACTACAGCACAAGTGCTAGATGATAACATAGGGGGGTTAGAATTATGAACAAAGTAAATTTAATTTTATTTGTTAATGAGAATAAGAAAACAAATCCATTAGCACCACCATATACAAATAGTAAGTTTCAACCAAAGCATGATATTGTGTTGAAAGCTGATACTGTGTATGAAATGTCATTGTTCAAAAATACACATGATTTTAACAAAGATCCTTTTTTGGATAAAAATGGTAAGCCTACACACCGACTTAGCATTTCTATTAGAGAAAGTGAGTATTGGGCAAATCAAAAAGAAGTAGTAGAAAAAAACCTTCATCATATCACAGAAGAAAAACCAAAAGCTGTTGATATTGATGATGACATACCATTTTGATTATCAAAGACAAAAAATACATGATTTGGTGTTTGGATAACTTACCATGTTATCCATGCCAACTTATGGGATATAACAACATGGCAGAAACAAGACAGTTCCACCACATTCAGTACCCTAGATATGGAATGGCACTTAGAGATGACTCTAGGGGTGTTGTGGTCTGCTACAACTGCCATGTTAAAATACATCAAAAATATTCAGAGAGAAAGTTCTGGCAGTTAATGGAAGTTGATCCGAATATTTACGCAAAACAAATCTACACACACTACAAGGAGAATATTTATGAGAAAAAGAAGCCAAAACGAAAGCATACTAGATCATCTAATAAAAAAAAGAACGATTAACCCATTACAAGCACTTCAGTTGTATGGGTGTTTTAGATTATCAGCCAGGATATTTGATCTTAAAGAAAGAGGTATAAATATCGAAAAACATACAGAGAAAGACAGATCCACAGGAAAAGAATATGCTGTCTATACTCTGATTGGTAGATAGTGGGTATATTCTCACCAGATCAACTTAAAATAGTACAATGCTTGGATTGTAAAAAAAAATATACAAAAGCTATGTGTATCATTATAGTCCAAGCATATACTCTACGACTTTGTATAAAATGTTATAACAGGAGAACTAAGAATGGCAAAATTACCTAAGATGAATTTATTTGTAGATGCTTTTAATTCAGACACAGTATATCTAACAGAAGAAGAACTTGGTCTATATATGAGAATGATTTTTTATGCGTGGACACATGATGCTTATTTACCAAAAGATAAAGAGATAATTTATTGTTTACCAAAAAAACCAAATGATGCTCTGGTCGATAAGATACTTAAATTATTCTGGACAGAAGATGATAAAGGGTTTTACCAGAAAAGAATGTTGAAAGAGTATCAGTATGCTATGGAAGTATCTTTTAAGGCTAGTGAGTCAGCAAAGAAACGATATGCCAACGCAGAGCCAATGCAAAGCAAAAGCATCAATACTAAAACTATGACTATAACAAAGACTAATAAAGATAAAGAACTTGCTTTTTCCCTTACAATGTTTGAGCAATTTTGGGGATTAGTTTGTAATAAAGTCAGTAAAGGACAGGCGTTTAAGAATTATCAAAAATTAGATAAAGAATGGTTAGTTCAACCTAAAGAATTAGCTGAAGCATATAATGATTACTACAATTCTATTGGTGAAAAGAAATTTGCAAAACAACCTGCTTTCTGGATATCAGCAGAAAAGTATTTAGACGAAAAACCGAAAGAATACAGTAAAAAAGAAGAAGATGATTACAAATTACAATCTTATGTAGAGATGTATCGTAAAGGAATTAGATTACCTATTTGGAGTAAACAAGACTTAGACAAACT